CGACTAAAACAGTTCAGGAAGCACGGCTTTCAATTAACAAATCTTATAAGGGCGATAGCCTATCGGCGACGCTTAACGTTAGCTACAGCACCGACCTAGTTGGCTTGGAGTCTGGACGGGAGTATGCGGCGGTAGAACTACCGGCAGAGATTGCAGCTTTCATGCTTTCCGAAATTGAGAAAGCTGAAACAACCTTGAAGGCCGATGGAGCTTTCGAGGTAGCCTATGCCGAGCCGCCACCGCCACCGCCAGAGCCAGAGGCAGGCGGCTGAGATGGAAGGCGGCGCGATGATTGAGGCGGGTGCGGCGTTTGCATCTATAATCGCAGCGCTGCGAGTGATTGAAAAGCTTGTCGATAAGAAGATGAGCAACGGTGGGCCAAGGCCCGTGCAGATTGACTTGAATCAGGGCGAGCTGAATAGCAATATGGGACAGATGGTTGAGTGCATGGCAAGCACAACCCAGACTCTTGAGAGAATCAATGACAGGTTAGATGAAGTTCATGAGAAGTCTACAAAGATTGAAATGATTGTCATCGACATGGACAGGGTCAGCAAAGAAACAGGGTCTAATGTATTCGCAATCAGAACAGAGCTAGAAAACAAGGCTCGTGACCGGGCGGCTGAAGAACGAGGCGCCGCAAGGGAACGGGCAAAGATTGGGGAATGAAATGATTAAGGGAAAGACCAGCGGGATCAAGTCGTCAGAATTTCTGGTGACAATTTTGGGGCTAATTTTGGGAGCACTGGCAGCAATATTCTCAGACAGTGAGCTGGTGAAAATCGGTGGGCCTATCGTCGCAGTGTTCCTGGGCGCTAGCTACAACCACTCGCGTGGAATGGTTAAGCGGGCACTCGCAGGAGCAGAGGCGGTGCAGTCTATGGGAAAGTCACAGGACCAGTAGCGGATGCTGTGGCGGCAGGCCTTACGCGGGCGCAGGATTTACCGGAAGATGCAGTCAGCCTTGCTCTTGGTATTCTTGCTGATAACGCTGGCACCAGGGGCACTGCTGCTATTGATCTCTCACTTGGTCGAGACGTCTTCGCATTCGCATCCGGTGAGCTAGCAGTCAATGGAGACTGGGAAGCTGCCGCAGGATTAAAGGTGAAATGGTAATGGCAAAAGCATCCAAAGGATTGTACGCTAACATTCACGCTAAGCGTAAAAGAATTAAAGCGGGCTCAGGTGAAACCATGAAGAAGCCTGGCACTAAAGGGGCGCCGACCAAAGCGGCGTTTAAAAAATCAGCCAAGACGGCTAAGGGGAAAAGATAATGCCTAAAGTAGGTGGTAAGAAATTTTCGTACACAAAAAAGGGAATGGCTTCAGCAAAGAAGGCAGCGACAGCGGCGGGCAAAAAGATGGCCATCAAGCCAAAGCCAAAGAAGAAGTAATGCTGCCGCCAGTGCTCGCCCAAATGAAGAAGCTTGGGTATAAGGTCTTTGATAATCCTAAGTACGATTACGACCTGAATATTTATGGAATCAGAAATAAGGCGGGCGCGCCAAATACATTCGACGACACTCTTGGTGTGCTTTATTTATGGGATGGCTGTTGGCGCGGCCACTACTGGGATGGCACTGTTGATCCTGGGGCGTATTACTTAGAGAACCCCATGAATGTGAAGGGCACAGCTGTCATGTGTCCTGGGCAGTATCGCGGTGCGTATGAGATTGGTACTCATCGGGGCAAGCCAGGGCTTGTGCAGTCTGGACCCGTATCTGTATGGCGGGACTTTAACAGAGACTCTACTATCGACAGACAAGGTGAGCCTGACACTGGCCTTTTTTCTTGTAACCTGCACCGTGCTGGAGCTTCATCCAAGTTTGTGGACCGGTGGTCTGCTGGCTGCCAAGTCTGGGCCAAAGAGCCGGACTTTGAAGAGTTCATGGACATTTGCCACAAGCAAGTGAAGCTCACAGGATTCAAGACGTTTACGTACACGCTGTTAGATCAGTGGTGGTAGTTGCTGCATCCCGTAGTTTTAAAAACTGGGGTTGTTGAACATGCGCGTGTCCGTCACCGGGATGCAGCTGTAGAAGGGTAACTACTACGAGTTTTTTGTACCACGGTTTTTGTATTTACCCCAAGCTTTGTTCCGCTCACCACGCTTTAATTCGTATGAACTTTTTGGCAAAGGGTCCAGGCACTTGTCGCACAGCCAGTAGTTTCTGCCCAAAATGTCTGACTTCTTTAAGTTGTCAGTCTGCTGGATGCAGTTTTGACAGAAGCTTAACTTCTTTTCGCTCATATTTTTTTAACACTATTTCAACCCGTGGATTGTCGGGGTCCTTTTCCCGGCGGCAATACATCTCCTTAATCCAATAGTCGTTTGCAATAATCTCAGCTTTCTCTAGACTATCCAGTGGGCCGGCTGCCAAGTTGTCGACATCTGTTCTCTGCCGCTTGCCGAGATAGCTGACAACATCAACGGATAATTCAATCCCCCCGGTGATGGTTTGGCGGCCAGCCCATTGCTCCTTTAGTTGACGCACGGCGTCACTCTTCCACGTTAAAACTTTCTTGGATGAAGCGATGAACGTCCTGCTGCCCGAACGAACAATTCTCTTGTCGTTCTTCTGGCTGACTGGCTTCCCTAAGATAGTGAGCTTTACTTGATCCACCGCCATCCCCCAACAGCTTAATCTTTGTGCCGGGCAGACCCGTAAAAACACTGCGGACCTCTGGCACAACGTCAAGGTTGTCACGTTCATGTATGCCAGGCAAGTGCTCGGCAGACTCTGCCGTTACACCTGAGCCCGCCATGGCTACGTAAATCTTCTCAAAATTCTTACGAACCCAGACCTTCACCTCTTTCTCTGGCTGCTGACAAAGCCAGTACCAGCCACCCAGGTTTCTAACCGTAGCGTTAGTGAGCTTGTCATCAAAGTCTACGCTGGAGTACTGCCCAATCGTGGCCACTGCCCGGACCACTGCTTGCCATGCTATGATAGCCCTGGCTGACGGGTCCATGTCAGCCTGTGACCTGCGTAGGTGCGCCGGCCTTGGGAAGAACTCAAGGTTTTGAATGGCGTGTTTACAGGCCCTCTCAATGCCCTCGATGTCCATGTCCTCCAGCGCCATCCAGTAGGATTCAAGGGTGGCCTCATCAATCTCTTTGTCAAATGCTGCAGAAAGGACATTCATTGCCCTCGCAAATCTTTCTCGATCACTCATCGCGCTTCCTATCTAGCCACTGTGATGTGGCCCTCATGCTTTTCTTTCTAGCTGTCTTTGTCGTTGGTCCCTGGCTATTCACGAACTCCATGAACTGATTAACTTTAGATGAATCTCTAACAATCAGCTCAAGGCTATCAAATTTTCTACCCCTTTCATTCTCCCCCATGTGATACGGCGATTGATGGCAACCGTCGATGGCAAGGCAAAGGTCTTCAGCTGAGTAACCCTCGCTCAGCCTAGCCTGTATCTTTTTCCACTCCTGCATAGCGCTCTTAGGTTTCTTGTGAGCCCTTGGGTGGTACTTCCGGTAGTGTTCAAACACACCCAACACCACAGAGCTGTCTCCTTTCTTCTCCCCTCCTCTCTTCTCTTCTCCTCTCTTCTCCTCTCTAGCGTTATCTAACGTGACATCACCGGTTACTGGTGCGTTAGTCACGCGTGACTCGCTCGTCTTTTCTCTGTGTTTGCGCTGTCTCTCCCGCGCCTGCTTGCGCACCTTGGCAACGTGCAGTCTTTCCGAGTGCTCATCCCAGTCATGTATGACTGCGCGGTCATCGACGATATCAATCCAGGCTGTCTTAATAAGCGATGGCACAAAGATGCCAGGCTTGCCTGCCCAGCCGGCGTAGTGCTCAATGTCTTCTTCGTTCCAATCATCCAAGTCACCGTCTGGACTATGACGCAACACGTTAAGCCAAAGGGTAACGAGGTATCCCCGGAGGGATACTTCGCTGACCTTCAGTAGCTTACATGTACGACGTAGTTTGCGGTGATCAAGCAATGTGTCGTGAACTTTAAGCCACATGCTGATCCCCCTTGAAAAGGTGGGGGCCCACTGAGGGAGGAAACGCGACTAACCGACCTCAGCCCAGGGTAGAGTCTCCGGGCCCGCCACCAAGCGGTATGTATGTTAGAACGGGACTTCGTCAGCGGCTGGCCTCGGTGCCACCGGTGCCTGACTGCCTATTTTTGGGTGGATAATTTTGGGTTCAAGAAACCCTTTCTCATCTTTCCCGAAGAACGCCCTGCCTCCCCTGCGAAGGAAGTCTGACACCTCCGGTGGCTTATTATAGTCCAAGCCCAGACCATCACACATTTTGCGCAAGTAGGGAAGGCCTCCGGGGGTGTACGCAAACCGGCACCACGTAGTTAAAACTCTTTCCGGTGTGTGAAATTCTATCTCTAACTCAAGCCCCATGTTTTTGCTTTTAAACATGACCTCGGCTGCCGAGATTACGGTGAACGGATAGTCTCCGGGAGCTGGTCCGTCTTTTGCATCATTTGGATTATACGATAATGGCATAGTTGTTTACCCTTCTGTGTTGTTGTTGGCTATGAGCCAGTTGACCATGGTCTGAACGCGCTGCAGGCTCATGGCACCTATTTGTTTCTTTACCTCAGCTGCCGTGCTCGCGGCAAGCTTGCTTTTAATAATCTCCTTCACCTTATCACTTGAGTCAGCAATTAGATTCAATGCCTGGTCCCGCAGAACGTCTGCGCTGGGGCCTGCAAGCTTTGATTGATACTCTTCAAACGACAGAATTATCTTTGCCGGCATGTCGTACCCTGCCCGGCACTTGGCGTCAGTAGCTGGTCCGCCGTCGAACACAAGCCATCGGTCAGAGTTAACCATCGTCGCCTTAGCCCGGTTCTCACCATCCCGCTTGCCTGTCACAAACTCCCGGCAGGCATGACCCACTTGGTCTGCCCACTGAAGTACAAAGGCCCAGCTTCGGGGCTCCATATCCATCCCGAATTTGTAGAAGTCTGACCCGCATGCATCACCCTGCTTGTGTAGGCCAGTGTGGCCCAACATCATGATACCAATATTCTGACCACGTGCTTGGTCTGCCTTGGCAAGCAGCCTTTTTATCTCAATTGCAGATGCCTTGTCCCCTGCAGCCCATGCATTGTAGCCCTCAACCCCGCGCTTAGACACCCAGGTGCCGCCGAAATCCTTGTCGCAGATGTATTGCCGACAGAGCTGATGCGCTCCGTTCAACGAATCAAGAACAATCCACTGCACCCCCTCCGGTGAATCAAGCACAGCATCAAATGCCTGCAGCACCTGCTCCCATGTTTCACACACACCTTCAACGGGCAAGGAAGGAACACCGAGTGCATCACAGCCCGCCTCAGTCTTAATGAACACACACCCTGGCGCGTTGGCGCCGAAGGATGACTTGCCTATGCCAGGCTCTCCGTGAATCACAAGCCGTGGTGGCATGATTATCATGCGCTCTGCGGCAGCACGTGCAGCCTTTAAGTCAAATTGATTTACCATTTTTCTCTCCCTGGGTTAGCTCACTGTGAGCTGGTTTGTCTTTGAAGCCGATGCCGTCTAGAGATTCAGTGTTACAACACACACTGAAATATGAGCACGTCCCATACCTAGCAACACAGCTGTTCTGGAATCGTGGGTACACTGCATGCTCAGCCTTCATCGCTTTTGCAATCTGCACTATCTCCACTGTTTTGTTTGTCGCCTCATCTTCTGTAATTGGAATCTCTCGCCAGATATACCGCTCAGAATTTGTTATGTACTCCTGGCATATCCGTGCCTTGTACTCCGATATGGTCTCCTGGTTTTGTTCTTTGCGGATCCCGTATTCCAATGCAGTCTCTACCTTGCGCTTGGCTATTTTCTTTTTCTGCGCTGGCTTGCTTTTCGTCTTTCGGACAACGTCGTAGGTTAGCGAAGGTGGACCTTTTGATTCCGCAATTTCGGACAAAGCTTCACGGTAAAGAACCATCTGCGTATCGTAGCAAAGCCCCGCCCAGAACGAAGAGTGCGGCTTCTCAACATCTGTACTACCTGATGTCTTGTGGTCTACAAGTATGAGCTGTCCCCTCTTTGTTCTCAGAATGAGATCTATCTTCCCGGCAAACTCGATGCCGTCAATCGTCTTAGTCCACTCGTGCTCGACAGCCACGACCTCATGCATCGCACGGGTGAACTCTCGGTGTCGGTAGTAGCCTTCAATGTATGCCTGAACCTTGATTGCTTCGAGCCTGCCCGCTTCGGTGTGGACAAAGTCTTCCCCGAGCATATAGCTCGTGGCATCACCTATGGCTTCTTTTAGTGGCTTATCATTCCAGAATGCTTCAAGCCCTAGGTGTACTGCTGTGCCCACAATTAGTGGCGTTTGCGGTGCAGCTGATACTCTCTCATCGATGTATGAATATTTAAACTTACGTGGACACGTGGTGTACGCGTTCACGGAACTTGCCGTAACTAACATATGTTCTCTCCCTGGTTAGACGCACTATGCATCATGTATCTGACAAAAACTTCGCGCTTCACTCAATCAATTATTTCCCACTCACTTTCTCCAAGGTCCGGCGTAAGATCTTCGAGTAGCTTGTGGGTGTGCATGACAGGTGGTCTCCCTCTGGCCGGAGCAAGTTCACCACCCATCCGCACGGCTATATCAATATCGCCTTCCAAGATAACCTGCAAGTGCGAGTCACCTTCAAGGTATTGCAGCACCCTTGCCTTGTTGAGGCGCTGCGCTGCTTCTTCAAACGTAGACATGATGGGCTCGTGGTCCAGCAACCTTTCAACTGCCAGGCTTACGATGCTACTCATGCCAAGACCCAGCCTCTTTGCCGCCCTGCTCGCACGTTCAGCTGTTGCTGGGTCAAGGTGTGTTGTCACCTTCTTAAACCCCTTGCCCTTGCGCACCTTGCTTGGCGAGTTAGGTAATGGGTCATCAGTAAAGTCCTTGCCCTCATACAGCCAGCCAGCGATGCGTACAGACTCATTCTCAGTGGGCACCTGGGCACCCCGGAGAAGATAGCCAAGCCGGACGTGGTGCAACCCCATCTGACTTGCCGCCTGCCTCTCCGAGATGCCGCGCTCACTGATGACTAGGCGCAGCCTCTCTCCCACCGCTTTCGCAAGTGGGTTCGAGTCCATGGGTAATTGATGATCACCCCGCGCCATGAATCACGATAGTTTGGGCTTTGTCATACATTTCCTGGTGTTTAACACGGAGCGCAAATTCAACATCCCAATAGGGAAGCAGCTTTTTAATTTCCTGCAGTGCTTTGCCCGGCGCAGTGCCGGGCGCAAAGTAATCAGGATCTTCATGAACATGATCCATGAGCAGGAGAAACTCCCAATCATTCATGCCTATAACAGCCACCACCAAGTAATACAGTCGTGCAATATCTTGGATGCTTTTTAGTGACCCGTCAGGGATTCCATCTTCCGAGTATTGGTGCCACTCAAACCAGTCCTCATTGGTTTCAGCAAAGGTGGCCATGCTTACCACCTCCGCAACCATTGCCTCGTGAGGCTCCATGTTTTCTTTGTGCCCTATGGCAAAAAGATTGTAAGAAACTTGTTTACTAAAATCCGCAGTAAGAAATGCGGCGCTATCTTTGTTGGGTTTGACAGTTGCCATGAGTAGTTACCTTTTGTTTGGCTTCACTATATAGAGCGTTAAGCTCTGGTTTCCGGACAAATTATTTTGCCTTCCCTTATTAAGACTCCAATGGACCTCAATTTCTGACAAATTAATTTATACTTTTTTTCTCTTCTGCAATTTCCTGATCGTTTAAGATTTGAATACCCTCCACATCCATATCACTTAGCAGCTCAACAGCTGCAGCCAGGGCAATCTGGTCAAGCATGTCCTCTGTTCCGTGAATCATCGCCTCTAGTGTTGCAATGATTGTCTCAATTCTAATCATCTGAGCCATAGCTTTTCTCTATCTCTTTCATCTTTGCTTGCAGCCTCCACTCTGACAGCTGCTCTGGTATTGATTCAATGTATGAGATGACCGCCAGCACCAACACGGGCAGACCAAACACCATTATAAGCATCATGTACCCGGCGCCGCTACTCTCCATACTGTTCTTCTTCTGACTCCCTGACAACGGTTTGCCAGACCTCAATGCCACGTGCGACACACATTCTGACCATCTCTGACCTGGATGGGGCGCCGTGCGGGAATAGCCGTAGGTCATCACCACCAAACTCGATAAGCTCATCGACTGCCTCAAGCATGTTGTCGCTTACCCTCACACTAATCTTTTGCATTCCCATTACTGCTCCCCTTGTTTCTTGAGAAGCTCATACGGGTACCTTCTCTGCCTGTTGTGTTGCTCTGCGCGTACGCAGTTATCAATCATGCTTAACTCCTGCTCTGTTAGGTCCATCAGGTTATCCAGTAGGAGCTTGCACAAATAAGCCAGGCCAAAGATGTCGATAGCCTCGGTTGGATTGTTCTTTACATACTTAGATGCAATGCTTTCGCAGTCATCAATCTTAACGATGACCGTGATTTCTTCTTCCATTACTTAATCCTTTTAGCTGGCAGCTCCAGCAGTGAGAGTTGTTTGTAGATAGCCCACCGCAATGCAGCGATAGCCTTCTCTCCGGTAAGCTCCGGCATCTCCACCATGCGAAGCTCACCATCGTGTATCTCGACAAGGTGACCCTCTGAAACTCCAACACCGTCGAGTACAGCGTTGAGAATATCTACAAGGTGAAACGTGATAACCTCATGGTCTTTCAATGACTGGAGTATTATCTTGTCTTTGTATTTTGCATTCTTGCACGTGCGAACATTGTGTCCGCGCTGCCCGCAGGCTCCGCACTTTCTCTTGTTACTCATATCAATCTTCTCCCTTTATCCACTGCAAGCAGTCCTCTTTAAGCTTTGCCGGAGAAGAGCGAATCGTGGAGCCGTATGCCAAGCCACCCCCCTCGCAAATCTGTTGCCCCAGGACACCCTCTGCGCCCGGAGACTCAAGGTAAACATAGCCTCCCTCATCCGGCATCCAGAACTCATGGCTACTAATCTTAATCCTCATATCAATCCCCTCTCTTTAGCCATGCCCGTCACCATTGCTCTGATAGTGGCGCCGCCATGGCCTCGTGGNTTCAATCCCTTAACGTGCGGCAGGCCGAGCGTAACCACTACTGCCGAGATGTTCTGCATCTTGGACTCATAGCTACCCTTGGACCGCACACCGCTGTACTTCTCAATGAGCTGCCGATACTTGGCAGTCTTAAGAATCTTATCGCCTCGCTTGTCTGCTTCGAGCCAGTCAAAGTACACACTGATTGTGTCCCGTAGCTCTGCGTTACTGTACACTGCCATCGCGTTTACCTCTCACACTGCCTCTCTCACAGCGTTGATTAAATGTGTTATCACTGGTGGACACACGGCATTGCCCAACATGTGGACTGCCTGTCTCCGGTGAATCTTGCCGCCCTTCTTGAGTGGCAACTTGTAGTCGGCAGGGAATCCCATGCCGGCGAGTATCTCAGGTACCTGCAGCATTCTGCACTTGCCGCCATCGACAAGCAGCCACCTGTCCCTGGTTGTGAGCGTACCCACAGGTCTATCGAGTGACCGGCCAGACAGGCCTGAGCCTGAGCCGTAGAACGGGGCAAGGAACCTGTCGCTCTTGAGCTGCTCGCGGCCCCTAGCTACACGCTTACGTGTGTTCTCGCTCTTGTCTCGCACGATGCTCCACTTCCATGGTCCACCCCAGTCAATTGATGGGCGGATAGCTTGGTGCTTACGCGTCCTGAGCTTCAGCTTGATGGGGTGCTTGGACCTCGTACCTACAAGGAACATGCGTTTCCTGTTCTGGGGCACACCAAAGTCTGCTGCATCCAGTACATGCGGGGCTATCGAGTAGCCCAGCGCACTCATGGCCTCACGCCACACACCAAACAGCCTCCATTCCATAAACTCTGCCACGTTCTCAACGATGAATACGCCGGGCTTGTGCATCTCTGCCGCGCTCACGACTGCCCAGGCTGTAGACCTGGATGAATCATGGTGCGTCTTATCCTTGCCCCTTGCTCGGCTGTGCCCCTGGCAGCATGGACTAGCCAGCAGCAGGTCATGCGCTGGAACCTGTGCCCAGTTCGCCTGCTGTAAATCCTGGCATGCATGCTCAGTGCCTGGGTGGTTGCGAGCATGCGTCTCCACTGCATCGGGCCAGTGATTAGCTGCCCACACCACGTCTACCCCTGCCGCCGTCGCACCTTGGGTCATCCCACCCAGGCCAGCGAACAGGTCAATTGCTTTAATCGTCATCGCATTCCTCCTCTTCGTCGCGCTCCTCTTTTTCGTCACCGCTGTCTTTCATCATGAGGCCAGACATCGCAGCCACTGCATCGTTCCAGCCTTGCTTGTACGGGTCAGATGTAGTGATAGCGTGTTCTTGCTCTGCTAGGGATGTAATCGTACAGACTGCTTCCTCTAGGTCTACGCCGTCGAATGCGCTCTCGACTGCGTCACTAATCATGTAGCTCAGGTTGTCGCTTATGTCGTCAATCCGAGAATGCAGTGACCTTATGGTCTTCTCTGCGTAGGTGCGCTCACGCTCCGTGTCTACGCTAATGTGTGCCCGTCTGAATGCTTTCCTTTTACTCATCGCGTTTCCTCTTTCTGGTTACTCTTCTCTCAGTCGCAGCGACTCCGCCTCATGCATTCCGCTGTAATCAACCTCGAATCTACCCTCCACCTGATTAAGCACCACAAGGGTGAACTCGTCCCACCACATGTGCTTGCCCATGCAGTAATCGACAGCGTCATCGACATACTCTTGGGTTTTCTTGCCGAGCCGGTGATCCTCGACGGATGCGTCGTCGTAGAAGGCAAGGCAATCACCTATCAGGTCATTGATCATGCCATCCTCGTGCAGCATGTCGGCAAGGTGCTCGCGCCTGTGACGGCTAACGAACCAGCGGTACTCGGCGACTACTTCGTCGTCGTCACCATCGAACTCATCCAGGCGCTTGCGCCAGTTCTTCATCGCTCTCTCTTTACTCATCTCACAATCCTCAGTCTCTCAGACAGCTTGCGCTTGCCGCCGCCGTGACCAGGGAACCCGATAGAGTATCCCCTATCTTTCCTGGCGCAGAGCGGCTTGCCGCTGCCACAT